TCTGTTCCTGTATATGCTTTTATCATGCTTCTGATAACTGATGCAGATATTTTTCCGCTGCCTATAAGGTAGGATTTTACAAGCCTTCTGCGTTCATCAATTGTATTTCCGGTGGAGGAAATCCCCAGAATTTCTTCATATGTACTGAGCGAAGCAGAATCCATTGTATCAATAAAACAGTCGGAAAGAACACGTTCAATACCGGATTTCATATCGTCCGCAAGACGTCCCTGAGCTTTGAGAATCTCCTGCATTTCATAAACGTTTTTGTAATACAGGGGATAATATCCGGCAAAGAAAAATTAAATTCTTTTACATCAGAATACCAAGGGAAAATAGATGACATTAATAAAGAATGGCAAAATGGCGTAGTCGCAACTGCTCAGCTTGATGCTCTTTCCGAAAAAGCACAGCTTACAAATTCTGACCTTGACATAATGTCAAAATATGCTGATTACCTTAATAATACTTTTAATTGTAATATTGAGGTTAATTACGATACAGGCGAGCTTACCGGATTTGACCCGACCAATATTAATTCACAATTAATTGAAACTGCTAAAGAGAACAGAAAGCAGGCGGCTTCTGATGCTTTAACAGATGGAAGTTTCACCAATGATTACATACATCAGGTTCAGAAACTTGCAGATGCAAAAGACAAGCAATATGTTTTAAGCAGACAACTGGACAAGTTCAATGACCCTTCTTTTACTAACCCTGACAACTGGGATTTTAGTAAATTGTATGAAGATTATCAAAAATTAAGCGATGAAATTGAAAACGGAAGTAATTCGCTTGATACGTATGACGACAAAATAAGACAGCTTTTTACCGATATGGGCAATCCGGAAGGTGCAGATGAATATATCCGACAACTTGATAATACTGCATTCAGCTTTGACGATGTGAGCGAGTCTGCCGAAAAAGCAAATCAGGAAATGACTCCTCAGGAAGCAGCCAGAAATGGTATTTCTGAAGTATCAGATAAAATTCTTGAATTGGCTGAAGCGTATGACGAAGCGTATAATTCCGCATATGAAAGTTTTCAGGGACAGTTCGGATTATTTGACGAAGCACAGGTTAATGCAGATGCCACAGTTTCAAATGCTCAGGTGGCACTTGATTCGCAGCTTGAGTACTGGACTCAGTACTCAGACAACATTTCCTATCTTTCCGGCATTTCTGCTGAAGAACTGGGTGTAACACAGGAAAATTACAATGCTCTTATGTCTTATGCACAGAGCGGAAGCGAAGAAGCTGCCGGACTTGCTCAGAGCATGGTTGAAAATCTGCAAAGCGGCAATAAAGATGCTGTTACAGAACTTGCAAATACAATCGGCGCTATTGACGACAAACAAAAAGAAGCTTCTGATACCACGGCGGCATGGGTTACTGATTATGATAAAAAAATCAAAGATTTCACTGACGGAGTTTCCAAAGAAATTAATGGACTTGACAAACTTCAGGGTAATGCCAGAACAAGTGCCATAAATACAGTAAATGCTTATGCAAACAGCATTATTGCGCAAAGAGGACAAGCAGTTTCAGCTGCACAAAGCCTTGTGGATTCAGTAAAAAATGTATTCAACACTTCAAATATTTCGTATAATCTGCCGGGGGCAGAAAGCAAAGGTATAAACGGCTACGCTTCCGGCACTCTTTCCGCCGAGCCGGGAGTTGCTCTGGTCGGTGAAAACGGTCCTGAGCTGATTCAGTTCAGAGGCGGTGAAACAGTTTATACAGCCGATGAAACAAAGCGTATAATCGGCGATATTGACAGCAGACCTTTGTTCATGCCGCCTTCTGATACGGCTCTTCCTGCGGCGGTTCAGACTTCATCAGAAAACAGTGAATCTGTCAAAAAGCTGTCCATTGATATCAACGGAACAGGTGCAGTCAGTGTAAAAGGCAAAGCCGACAAGGAGGAAGTTGTGGCTGTAATGATGGAATATCTGAAACCGGTGCTTATGAACATTGTTGCTCAGGAGGCATTTGAGGAGGGCGATGACAGCTATGAAATCTGATAAAAAGTACCAGTTCTGGCTTGAAGCAGGCGGCAAAAGAATTCAGCTGCCTGTTAATCCGGAAACCGTGAAAATCTCACGAAGCGGTAATAACAGCAGTATGACAATAATAGGACTGGGCGAAATAACGAATATTCAGGAGCCGAAATCAGCCGTCATCTCATTTTCGGGTATTTTTCCGAAAGCGTATTTCCCCGGCTGTGCCGTAAAAAAGCTTCTGCTTCCCCACTATTACATCACTGTTATTACAAACTGGCAAAAAGAAAAACTCCCCGTCCGGATTTATATAACCGCCTGCGATATTGTGTGGTATACGTCTATTGAAAGCTTTTCGTATTCTCAGAGCGGCGGCGATGTCGGGAGCTATGATTACTCCCTCACCCTGAAACAATATCAGATGATAAGAGTACGCCGGATAAACATAACCAAAAACAAAACAGCTCAGACGCAGAAGAAAAAATCCTCAAGAATAAGCAGCAAATCAAAGCCGAAAACATATACCGTAAAATCCGGCGATTCGCTCTATAACATTGCAAAGCAGATATACGGTGACGGTGCAAAATATACGGTTATTTACGAAGCCAACAAAAAGACCGTCGGCCCGGACCCGAATCGTATAACTGCCGGGCAGATTTTAACAATACCATAAAGGCGGTCTTTCATGGAAAATATTAATCTTATTTTGTATAAAAACGGCAGTGCGTATGACATATCGGAACTTGCTGAAAATATAAAGTGGAAAGGCAGAAAAGGCTCGGCGGCAAGAACGCTTGAGGTTTCCCTTTCAGACTCCGGCAAAGCCAGAAGCGGCATAGATGTAACCGAAGGAAATCACATTGTTTTCTGCTATAATAAAAAAGAACTCTTTCGTGGAATCATTATGTCCCAGCAGCAGTCCGGAAATTTTAAAATGCCGATAAAAGCTTATGACAACGGTATTTACCTTGCTAACAATAAAGATACATTCGTGTACGAAAACAAAACCGTACACGATATTTTTATTGATGTATGTAAAAGATTCGGCATTAAATATTCTGATGTTGCGGATACTTCATACAAAATTTCAGAGCTTGCCAAGTCAAAGACTACCGCATGGGACGCAATCCTTGATGCCGTTTCCCAGGATTACAAAGCTACCGGAACAAAGTATTATGTCAAATCCGAAAAAGGCATTCTGAGCCTTGTAAAACGCCGTGAAAATATACTTCAATGGGTACTTGAAACGGGAGTCAATATAAAATCATATACATACAAAAAGAGCATCGAGGACATAAAAACTCGTCTGAAAATCCTTGCTGATGAAGATACGGTATATGCTGTAAAAAAGGATACCGGACTTGAAAAGAAAATCGGCATTTTTCAGGAAATCGACAAAAAAGACGATGACCTTTCAGAAGCCAAACTGAAAGAACAGATAAATGAAACATTCAGGGAGATAAGCACACCTGAAATAAGTCTTTCTGTGGAAGCGCTGGGAATACCGGACGTTATTTCGGGCGTGGGGGTTTATGTAAAAATAGATGAACTCGGGCTTGAACAGACTTTTTACGTTGATGAAGATACACACACTTTTTCGGGAAATGTACATACTATGAGTCTTACACTCAACGCCGTAAATGAATAGGAGGTTTTATGGAAAATCCCACAAGCATAAAACAGCTGATACAGCGGCTTATGCCCAGACAGCCGGAAATTGTCATGGGACAGGTTTTATCGTCAGATCCGCTTTCGGTACAGATTGTCAATGATGAAAAACAGGTGCTAAGCAGTAAGATGATTACAGTTCCGGGCAGGATAACAGACCTGCAAGCCGGAGAACTGGTGCATATACTGGTTTATAATTCCGGAAAGAAATACTATTTGCTTGACAGGAGGTAAAGTATGGCGGCTGATATAGAAATACCAATTGACAGCATAGCGGAAGAAACCGAAAAGCCCAGCCGGACATACCGCCTTGACCTTGATTCAGGAAGGATTATCGGCATTGCCGACGGTATTGAAGCGGTAAATCAGGCGATAAGAAAAGCTATTATAACTGCAAGATACAAAAATCTTATCTATGATGATGATTACGGCGGAGAACTCGGGGATATTATCCGTGATGAGGATTCCACCCCCGAACTGATTGAAACTGCTCTCCCTGTTCTTGTAAAGGACGCTCTTTCGCAAGACACAAGGATACTTGATGTTTATGATTTTTCATTTGCTTTTAAGGGTGATTCCGTTGCAGTTTCATTCAGGGCGGATACCATATTCGGTGAAACACAGATAAGTGAGGTGATATGATGTTTGAAAGCAATACATACGAAAATATTATGAAAAGTGTACTTGAAAATGCTCCCGATGACATAGATACACGTCCGGGAAGTATTTTTTATGATGCCATTTCCGGAATTGCAATAGAAATTGCCGGATTTTATACCAGTCTGGAACTTATATTTTCGCTCTCCCAGATCAGCACAGCCAGCGGAGAATATCTTGATGCAAAAGCTTCCGAATACGGAATTATACGGCATGAAGCTGAAAGGGCACAGTACAGGGCTTTACTGAAAGGCAGTCCGCCAGATGATGGTGAACGCTTTTTCTGTAACGGCTTGTACTTTGCTTTAAAAAATGCTGATTGCTTTGAAGCTGAAGAAGCAGGAACAGAGTACAACAATATAATTGCAGGAACAAAGGCTGTCCCCGTTGATACGGCAGAAGGACTTGAAAGCTCCGAATTTGGCGCAATTATAAAATACGGCACAGACCCGGAAGATGACGAAAGTCTGAGAAGACGTCTGCTTGACAAGATATCAGGTACAGGTGAAAACGGAAACAGACAGCATTACAAAATATGGTGTGAAAGTATTTCAGGTGTAGGAAAAGCTAAGATATTTCCGCTCTGGGACGGCGCAAACACTGTAAAAGCTGTGCTTATCGACCACAACGGTCTGCCGTGTAGTGAAGATACTGTTGCTGCCGTACAGAAATATGTTGATCCTGATGACAGCGGCAGAACAAAAACTATCGGCGGAACAGTTTACAATATCGGGGACGGTCTGGGTGAAGGAACTGCTCCGATAGGTGCACATTTTACAGCGATATCAGCTGCAAGCCGCATCATAGATATATCATTTTCAGCAGAGCTTTCGGAAGGAACTTCCACTGAATCTGTAAAAAGCAGTTTTGAACCGGCTGTAAAAAACTATTTTAAAACTCTTGTGATGGAAAGCAATGACAGCGAAAATATCACAGTCAGGCTTTCGGCGATAGGTGCTGTCATCTCCGACATATCCGGCGTTATTGATTACAGTGGTCTGAATCTTAACGGCGATGACAGCAATATATCCGTTCCGGCGACGGAAGTTCCGGTTCTGGGGGTGGTGGAAATTGCAGTTATATAATGATGAAAAGTCCGGATATGAAAGACTTGCCGGATATTATCCCCTGTATTACAAAAACGTTTATGAAATGCAGGAGATTCTCAAAGCTCA